GATTTTGGGTCGATGTCGGCACTTGCGAATTGCTCTCTATCTGCGATTTCTTTCACTGTTGGAACTAACTCATCAATGATACTTTTTAAATCTCTTGCCATCAAAAGAGTTGTTTGTGTAAGTTCTTTTGTAGATTTTTTTTCTTCTTCAATTTTGTTTTCAAAAATTCCCGGAAGAGCGTCACGAGTTTCTCCACCTGTTAAGGTTTTGTCCAAGAGCTTCCATGTTTTAGCTAGAGAGTCGAAAATTCTAAGGAATTCTTCTGATGCTACATTGTCTTCAAGTTCTCCAAGATAATCATGAACCTTTTCAAGTGCTTCGCCCAAAAGAATGTAAACATATCTTGAAATACGTTTTTCTTCTGATTCTGACATCTCTTCTGTAATTTTTGTAATCTCTTCTTCGATGATTTGTTTTATTTGCTCTTCACTTAATTTCATTTTAAAACCCTTTAGAATTTAGATGCGGGCGCAACCCGCCCGGATATGCAACCAGATTTGCATCTGCGAACTGGACGTAATGCACGTTTTTTTGATGTCCACATACTTTCAACCATCATGCTCACCCCTAAAATTAAAATTTATGCCTTTGTCTCCAAAAACCATGTTTAATACATACGAAGTCCCAGAACTCAAACATGCAAGCAAAAAACCCGTAAGTATAAAATAATCAAATGTAAATAGTTCTGTAAAAGGGTTAATTGCCCACAAAAATAGTCCGACCCACCACCCTATACACATTGGGCAGTGGAAGAAATGATAAGATGGTCTAATTTTATTGAAAATCGAACCATAAACTAAAATTTGTGTCATTCCATAAGCTGAGAGAATGAAGTACAAAAGTTCCACTAATAATAACCGTATCCGCTTAAATACTTTCTAATTCTGTAAGGTGTGATAGTTCCCTTCTTCGCTGATTGGGGGACTCTGCCCAAAGGTGTGGTGTCGTCTTCTTCAGGTTCAATGTAATGATCTTCAATGTTGTCTTCAATAAAATCAAATGCATCAATCATAGGTTTTTGTTCATCAAGAAAGTTTTTTGTTGATAAAAGAACTACTTGTGCTGGATCAATGTTTTTGTCTGCGGAGTCAGGATAGGACGCTTCAAGACTTCCAAAAACGTTTCCACCTTTAATTGTTTCAGGTTCAACCACTCCCTCTTTTACAAGATAATTCAAATACTGATCCTGATAACCATAAACTTCATCCGTAGCGACAGTTTTAGGAAATACTGTAATTTGTTTTTTATTTGTGTCTAAAATAATATCAATGAAGTGATGATCCAAAATCATTATCTTCCCATCAAGAGTTTTTCGGGCTTCCAACTTTATCTTTGGATTTTCTGGCTCTTGGGGTTTGTCTGTGTTTTGGATTTTTATCTTAACTGCCATTGGATGAAAACTCCCTTGCAAGTTCTTGTATTTTTGCAATTTCTAAAATCATGTTTTCATCTGGTTTTCTTGTTTTGTAAGATTCTAGCAGCTCATAAATTTCTTTTGTTTTTTGAGTCATTTCATCGTCTTCAGAAACTTCTTCTGTTTTCAAAGACTCATTGATTTTTTCTTTTAATCTTCCAATTTCTTCGTTTAGGAATGAATTAAATTCTACGCCATTATTGCTAAATGATAAAATGTATTTAGAAAACATTTCTTTTTGTTCGCTTAAAAGATTCTCTTCATACTTTTCATTAAATCTTTTTACAAATGATTTAAAAACAAGGTTGTCAATCGGCTCCATCTTCTCTTCAATAACTTTGGATGTCATCTTATTTGCCATATCGTTTTCTAGCAAAATTTTAGATTTAATTTTCTGGGTGTTGTTAAAGATTTGATAAATCGAAGCGAGACTCTTATAATTCGGAACAAAATTTGAAAACATGTCTTGAGATAATGTTTTTCTAATTTTTCTTACCAAACTGACTTGCTCTTCGATAAGCTTTTCGGAGTTAATTTGTGAGTGTTGTCTTTTTGTTTCATTAATGATTTTTTCAGCAGTTAATGTATCAACATTATTTGTTTCTGAAATTGACCGATATAATTTTAATTCTTGATACATTAAAGAATTTTTTCCAAAAGACTCTTTAATAATCTTAACTATTTTATTTTTCTCTTCAGTGTTCTTTGAAACAATGCTTTTTGTCAATTCTTGAACCAATGCTTCATAAAGAAAGGCACTATTTCTTTTTTTATTGTGTTTAAACTTAGCCATCTTTATTTTCTCTCTTATTTTTAGCTTCTAAATTTTCAATTATTTGTTGAATTTCAACATCATTTTTTAAAACTGAAAGCTCTTCCTTGTTAAATCTATTATCATAATTAGTTTCTAAATTCTCGTAAATTCCTCTTGCAAGACTGTTAAGTTCACCCATGCCTTTGAAAATGTTTCTTGTAGTGTTTTTTCCGGTTTCTTCAGAGTATTTTCCACGCATACTTCGTTTTCGTGCGCCCATGCTTCTTGTGTCTGTATTAACAGGCGTATACATCTTTCCTTTTGCGCCAGGAGTTGTATAAGACTTAGACCATTGCATTTCATTTCTTTTACCAGGTTTCGACAGAAGAACTTCATCATCTCCCCCTTCGTCACCTCCGGCACCACCTTCAGGTTCTGGTGTTGGGCTGTCGTCACCTCCAGCAAGATCTGTAAGATCTGCACCACCTTCATCAGCCCCAGCAAGAGGTTCTGCTTCTGCACCACCGGGTTCGCCGCCCATGCCGCCGCCGGGCATTTCATCTTCTGTTCCAACTTTATCTAATTCTGTTGTTAGCTTTCTATCGAAGAACATCTCTCTTTGATTTCTAATAATTTCATCATCAGAAAGATCGAAAATGTGTTTTGAAACCCAACGCCTACTAAAGTATCCTTCGGTTGCTGCCGATGCAACATCAAACTTGGTTCTCCAATGCTCAAGCTCTTGAAGTTCAGAAATTTTAGAAGGAGCGTTAAGATGTAGTTTGAAAGAAATTAAATCTTTACCTGTATAACCAAGAGTGTACAAATGAATAACAGCAATCTTTTCTAATTCTGAAACAATACTTCTTTGCAATCTTGTAATTGTTCTTGCAAAACGAATGTCTTTTTGAGCAAGAGTTGTTTTATCTTCTGAACCTTCTTCGCCCTGTGTCAAGTAAGAGGCTGGAATTTTAAGAGCAGAAAACAATTTGTCTCTCAAATATTTAACATCATCGATGTCACCTGTATAAGTTCCGCCAGGAAGAGACTCGACTCTTGTTCCGGCAGCTCCACCACGAACAGGAATAAAATAATCCTCATCAACAGACATGGGATTGTAACGCAAATCAACACGTCCAGTAGTTTCAGAGATAACTTGATTTCTTTTCATAGAAGTCATAACTCTTTGCATGTGTTGTTCAACTTCTTTTTCTGGGATTCCTCCAACATCAATGTAAAAAATTCTACGCTCTGGAGAACGTACAATTCTGTATGCCATCATTGCGTCTTCAAGTAGAGAAAGTTGTCTCCAAATTCTTCTTGATGCTTCTAAAACTGATGTTCCATAAGGTGCATACTTGTCATTTCCAAGAATTCTAAAGTGACCGACTTGCCAATTTTCAAACGTTAAACCACCAGAATTCCACTGAAATTGAACATAATTTGGATTTGTTTTATCTTCGCCTTCAAGTCTTTCGATTTCGACCGCTGGTAATCCGATTGCATTTTTAATACCGATTTTTTCATCAATGTCCAAGTAAATAAAATAATCTCCATACTTGCACATGCTACGACACCAGCCGAATAGATTAAATTCAATGTTCAAGATGCTGTAAAAGAGAGTATTTAAAATTTCTTTAATTTCTTCATTGTGGCAATTGATTGTAAGAAGCTTTTGTAAAGGAGAGGATACGGTCATTTCATCGGCATAGATGTCAAGGGCAGAGGCAATTTCTGGCATGTATTCCATTTGGTCAAAATCAATGTATCTTTCTGCTCTTGCTTCTCCGGCAAGGGAGTTTCCAAATGCATTATCAAATGGATTATTAGTAGATTTTTTAAAACTAAGACCACCCGCAGATTGAAACTTGTATTTATCAAGTTGCCATCTTTTTAGTTGTCTTGGGCTTTGTCTTTGATATTGTGTTAGTGGTCCAGAAAAAAGTCTTGTTAATGCTTTAAACAAAAAAGACTCTGGATTCCTTGTATTGTTTTTTCTATTGTTGCCGTATGCCATTTTTTATCCTTTTATTATCCAACCAAAATCACTATAAAGTTTTTTTGCATTACTCATTTTATCAAGAGATTCATTACTTTTGTAGCCAATTTGTCCAGGAATTGTGGTGTTTAACTTGGTTGATGTCATTATCATCGAGTTCAAAAAGGCTCTTTTATACTGTAAATCTCTTGTGTTTTCTTCTAGCACCGTGTCTCTAATCCAACAAACTATAGCTAATGACATTACTAGATCATCGTTATAGCTTCTTTGTGCTTCTGGTCTTCCATTCCTCCATACAAAAGTTTTTAATTCTTGATGTGTTCGGGTCGAGTTAATTGTAATTAAGCTGTTTCTAACAAATTCTTCCAATTTAGAAACAATAAGTGGTCGAGTTTTTTGAGTTGTTGTGAAGCCAGGAATAGAATTTGTTACGTTTTGTGCTTCATATTGATCAATGTACTCGTGAGTTCCTTTAGTGGAGTGGTATAAATTTGGATAACCGGCTTCAATGAGTTTTTCCAAAACTGAATAGCCAATGTTGTTGTTTTCAACAACCAACATAGCATCCCCGTATTCTTTTCCTGCATCGAATAGGATTCTTGCAAACATGTCTGTTGTTGGCTTTCCACGATACTCTGCAACTTGTTCCATTGTAGATGTTTTAAAAATGTGAAAAACTGAATAATCTCTTCCATCGCCTCTGGCAACATCTCCCACTAATAGATACTTTTGTTCTGGATCATTTTCTTCCCAAATCCAAAAATTTCTATCAAACCCTGTTTTGTGTTTCGGCTCACAACACATCTGTTCGATTTTTGCCT